CCCACGGGTGGCCTTAACCTGTCTTTTTACTACATTTCAAAAAACTGGATTGATGCAGGTGGCGGGGTTACTCGCTACACCTACGCAGCCGACACCGACAGAGCGATATTTGACGATTCGCTGATGGTGACGGGTCTAAAAGTACAGTGGAAAGCCTCTAAAGGACTGGATGCGAGCTTTGACTTGGCAGAATTTAGAACCATGCTCGACACGATTAAGGCACAGGACAAGTCGGCGCAAAAACTTACGCTTGGTGGTTTGCCGCGCAATATATTGCTGACCGAGTGGAACGTGCAGGACGGCAGCTTTCCCGGTTAATTATGGCAACAGCACGAGCTACCTCAATACCTGCCCCGGTTGGCGGTCTTAATGACCGAGACAGCATTGCAGATATGAAGCCGCAATATGCGCTCATACTTGATAACTGGTGGCCGTACCCTTCCTATGTAGGGGTAAGAAAAGGCAGCATTAACCACGTTACAGGCTTTGCAAACGCAGTACAAACGCTAGTGGAGTATTTGCCGACAAGTGGCGGGGCAAAACTGTTTGCCGCAGCGGGTACGGGTATTTTCGACGTAACTACAGCTGGAGCGGTGGGCGCGGCAGTCGTGACCGGGCAGACTTCAGCACAATGGCAGCACGCTAACGTGACTACTGCGGGTGGGTCTTTTCTGTACTTAGTGAACGGACAAGACAGACCCCAACTATTTAACGGCACGACATGGACGGCAATAGATGGAGCGTCAACGCCTTCAATAACCGGAGTGACGACAACTAACCTGGTGCATGTGTGCGTGTTTAAGTCACGGCTGTATTTTGTGGTCAAAAACAGCATGCAGGTAGTATTCCTGCCCGTTGGCCAAGTAGGCGGGGCAGTGGGTACGCTTGATATGAGTGCCATTTTCCGCGATGGCGGGTCGATTATGGCTTGCTATACATGGACGGTGGACGCTGGCGCGGGTGCTGATGACCATTTCGTCGTTATTTCAACGATGGGCGAGGTGGCGATTTACAGGGGAAGCAACCCCGGCGCGGGTGGTGATTTTTCGATAGTGGGCGTGTTTCAGTTAGGTAAACCGCTTGGCCGTCGATGTGCTGAAAAGTACGGCGGTGACTTGGCAGTCAACACCACAGAGGGCGTTTTCCCGTTGGGGCGCGGTCTTTTGTCAGCAAGCGTGGACAGAACAGTAGCCCTGACTGACAAGATACAGAATAGCGTATCTATTGCAGCAAACTCCTACGGTTCGTCGTTTGGGTGGCAACTGACTTTATACCCAGATGCCAACATGATGTTATTGAACGTACCGAACCCCGGCGGGAATTATCAGTACGCACAAAACACGATTACGGGCGCATGGACAAAGTTTGTTGGCTGGAACGCTAACGTACTACTACATGCCTCGACCGGACTGTACTACGCAGACAATACGCGAGTTTATAAGGCATGGGTAGGTGACTTAGACAACACAACACCTATACAAGCTGACTGCTTACCTGCCTTTAATTACTTCGGTAACAAAGCTTTCAATAAGTATTTCACGATGGTCAGGCCGTACATTTTGACGACCGGCAGCCCGTCAATACTTTACGGACTGAACACTGATTACCTAGCCCAAGACGCGCAGGGAACGCTTAATTTCACGCCGCCTACGGGCATGGTGTGGAGTTCGATGGTATGGGGGTCGATGGTTTGGGGTGGCGGGTTAAGACCGATTACCGGATGGAATACAGTAGGCGCGGTGGCAAATAGTGCATCGTTAAGGTTGAAAGTACAGAATAACGGCTCTGAAGTTAGGTTTAATAATGTCGATTATCTTTTCCAGTCGTCCAACTCTGTTTTATAAGGCTAAATATGTACACTTTTCATGAAGCAAAAATAGCAAACAATTTGCCTGATTTTTGCCGATTGACGAGTGAGCATTACCAAGAAATGAAAGAACGATTAGAAAAAGATGGCATAAAAATTTCGCCATTTAATCCGCAACTAGACAGGTACATCAAATTTAATAATGATGGCTGGTTAAAGTTTTTTATTGTAAAACACGACGCTGAATGTGTCGGATATTGTTTGATTTATATTACCAATGATATGCACAACGGTGATAAAATAGCTAAAGAAGATGCGTTATTCGTTACCCGAAACCATCGGAATGGCATAGGAAAGAAATTAGTGCAGCATGTATTGGCTGAACTAAAAAAACTTGACGTTCAAAAAGCCTATTGTACAGCCGTGACTGACTTAAGAGTTAGCAAGTTATGGCAAAGAATGGGGTTTAAGAATATGGCAACCGAAATGGTTTATGAATTGAGGTAAATATGTGCAGCTCTAGCCCACCCCCCGCACCCGACTACGAATCAGCCGCTAAAGAAACCGCACGAGGCAACTTAGAAGCTACCCGCGCAGCAGTTCGAGCTAACCGCGCTAACCAGATAACACCGTGGGGAAGACTAACCTGGCGGCAAAACCCAACTGGCGGCAGAATAAATTACGACGCTTACAACAAAGCATTGCAATCGTATAATCAAAGTCGTTTTCCTTCGCAAACTGAAAATGATTGGCAAAATTTAAGCACAGAGGAAAGGGTTAGGCTTAGAAGGGGAGGCTCATTGGGCGCGGCAAGCCAACAAGGACAAGCTCAAGGACAGTTTCAAGGAATTGCGCCGAGGCTGGAAGACTTCATGGAATACGACCCAGATTCAGGATGGGAACAGACAACCGAACTTACACCCGAAGCACAGGCCGCGTTAGACCAGCAGTTAGCCTTGAACCGTAAATATGGCGAGGTAGCTAATTTAGGCTTTGATCGAGTTCGCTCGATATTTGAAAACCCGGAGCTTGATGTTGGTGCATTACCTAGACGTGCGATTGACGTAGGCCAGACCGCGCAAGAAGCGTTATTGGCCAGACTTAACCCGCAGCTACAGTCTCAAGAAGAAGCCACGCGGCAACGGTTAGCAAACACTGGCATTGGACTAGGATCCGATGCTTTCTCGCGTGAGATGGCAATACAAGGCCAGCAAGCTAACGACTTGAGGCTACAGGCTGCATTACAAGGCATAAACCTTGACCAGGCTAACCGCGCTGCTGCACTGCAAGAACAAGCCTACCTACAAGACCGACCGCTCAACCTGATTAACGCCCTACGCTCAGGAAACCAAGTACAAGCCCCGCAGTTCCAACAGTTTGCGCAACAGGCAACCACGCAGGGACCTGATTTGCTAGGTGCAACAAACGCACAGTACAACGCACAAATGAACGCATACAACGCTGACCAAGCCGCAGGCAGTGGGATGTTTGGTGGTTTGTTTAATATTGGGATGGGACTTGCTGGACTGCCTGGTGCTGGCGGTTCAATGATTCAAGGGGCTAGAGGGTTATTCCGATGAGAGACTTTGACCTAGAACAACAGCTAATAGACGCAAGACGCAGACGCTACGGCGAACAAGCCCAAACACAAGCCCCACAAGGCAGGATGGTAGGGGGTAGATTTGTTGCGCCCCATGCGCTTGAGTATTTAGCTGCTGGACTGCGTGGCTTTGGTGGTATTCGCGGTCAGCAAATGGCAGAAGATGAGCTAAGACAGCTACAAACTACACGACAGCAAGCTGTGGCCGATGCCTTACGTGGTTACACTGAAAACATGCAAGGGACACCGGAGCAGGTTATACCAAACCTAACGCAAGTGGACGACGAAGGCAACCCAATGCCGCAAGCGATTAAACCCGCCCAACCGCAAAATATACCCGCAGCGTTTCGCGCACTAAGCACTTCGCCTGATGCTGCAATGCGTCAATTTGCCCAACAGGGTGCAATGCAATTTGCACAAAAAGCCGCAGAACAGCGTAGAGCCGAGCAAGACAGACAGCGTTTAATGGGTATATTGCAAAACAGTACCCCGCAGCAAGCTATAGCCGCTGGTGTTCCTGTTGATTTAGTAAAAAGCTACTATGAAGCCCCGAACATTGGACGGGCAGAGGTAGCGCGAACGGTAGAAATAACTGGCGCAAACGGTGAAAAGCTAATACAGCAACTAGATAAAGCTGGCCAGCCAGTAGGTGCGCCTATGCCTGCCTACAACGCGCCAATGCAAATTAACACTGGTGGCGCTATTGAACTGGTAGCACCTAAAGCAGGGCAGCGGTTCGCTGTTGGCATGTCGCCGTCAGAACGTGATGCAAGCGCACGAGGTTGGGCTAATGTAAGACTGGGGCAAGAAAGGTTAGAAATAGACAAACCAAAAACAACAACTCCGGGCAAGCAATTAACAGAATCGCAAGCTAAAGGCGCGTTATTTTTGGGGCAAATGAGATCAGCTACCAATGAACTAGACAAGTTAGCGCAGATAGTTAGCCCGGTGCAGACCGCCATGACAGGCAGCACATATACTAACTGGGCTGCCCCAGAAAATGCACAACAAGTAGCTCAACTTCAAAATCAATGGTCTGAAGCGTATTTAAGAGCAAAAACAGGGGCTGCCGCTACACTAGGAGAGGTGGAACTCAATAGAAGGACGTTTTTCCCTGTTGTTGGGGATGGTCCTTTAGTTATTTCTCAAAAGCAAAAAATGCGTGAACAAGCAGAGCGCGATATGGAGCCAACAGCCGGCCCTGCCGCACAAACGGCAGGACAAAGCCCGACGCGGCCAACACCGCCAAACGAATTATTTAATGCTGCTGATGCAATTTTGAACAGGGGCAAAAAATGAGCGCAGAAAAATACGCTCAGTGGATAGTCGAAAATCAGGACAAACAAGGTACGCCTGAGTTTGAAACTGTTGCTGCTGCTTATAAAGCCGCAAGGAATCAAACGCCACAAGCCCCACAAGCCCCACAAGCAACACAAGAACCTAGCCTATTACAAAGATTAGGCAAAGGTGTTGCTGGTTATGCTCGACGTTCTGTAGCTGAAAAAGCAAACCTTGCGGCTGGTGCGGTTCGTGGTGCTAGCTCAATTGGTGCGACATTACTGACCCCTTATGATTTGCTAGCGGGAAATACTCAATCTATTGGAAACCCTGAACGCAGACAAGCAATAGAAGAAGGTTTGCGATCAATGGGCGCAGACCCGGAATCAGCGGCTTTCCAAGTCGGAAAAATAGGCACTGAAATAGCGGGAACCGCTGGCGCTGGTAGTGCGCTTGCCAAAGGTCTTGGAATGATACCCGGTGTGGCTTCACGCGCTCCCGCTCTAATAAACGCATTAAGAACGTCAGGCATGACAACTGGTGCTGCCCCTGTTACTACTGGAGCAAAAGCCGCTGATTTAGCTTTGAGAGCAGGAGCGGCAGGAACAACTGGCGCACTGGCGGGGGGGATGATTAACCCAGAAGATGCGGGAACGGCGGCGGCAATTAGTACAGCTATTCCGGTGGTTAGTAAAGTAACAGGAGCGGCTGGTTCTTATTTGGGGCAGAAAGCTGCCGCAAAAAATGCCGAAAAATTGGCAAAATTTGAACGTGAATTGCCAATGCGCGAAACCGTAAAAGCTGCAATAGATGCTGGTTATGTTGTTCCACCTAACTTAGTAAGCCCATCAACAAAAAATGCGTTAATTGAATCTTTTTCTGGAAAACAAGCCACATCACAATTGGCTTCGGTAAAAAATCAAGATATAACGGAAAAATTAACACGTAGCGCTTTAGGTTTGCCTGATGATATGCCTTTAACAAAAGGAACGCTAGAAAAACTACGATCAACAGCCGGGAAAGCGTATGCAGAAGTTGCGTCTATATCCGACCAAGCTAAAATTGATTTAGAGTTATTGAAACAGGCCAGAAATGATGCTCAAGGCTGGTTCAATGCTTACAATAGATCGGCAAGCCCTGATGATTTGCTAAAAGCTAAAAACTTCAGGGACATGGCTAATACATTAGAAAATAACCTTGAAAATTATGCTGCTCAAGCTGGCAAAGAAGATTTAATCCCGGCGCTTAGAGAAGCAAGAAAACAAATTGCAAAAACTTACACTGTAGAACGAGCTTTGAATGAGGCAACAGGTACAGTAAACGCTAGGGTACTTGGCAGAATTTACGAAAAAGGAAAACCCTTATCTGGAGAACTTGAAACAGTTGGAAGATTTGCAAGTGCTTTTCCTTCCATAAACCAAGCTGGTCAACAAATGGGAAGCCCTGCGGCGCATAATCTCAGGGCTATGGGTTCTATTGGTCTTGGAACTGTTGGCGGCCTTGGTGCTGGAGTACCGGGGCTTGCATTGGCGGCGCTTCCTTATGCTACCGGGGCGGCTTCTAGGTCTTTGATGTTTGGAAAAGGCGCACAAAATGCACTTGCTAATCAAATAGCGCCAAGTGCAGGCAATATTCCGAATCAATTACTAATTGACCTTTTACGCGCTGGTCAATTAAGCGCACCCGTTATTGCCGCCCAGTAAATGAACACCAAAACTGATATATGAAAGCGCAAATGGCAAAGAAAATGAGCTTGATGATTAAAAAGTCAATAAAATCCATAGGCGTATTGTAAAGGAAAGCAAGATGGCACGTAACGGTAGTGGAACCTATAACCTACTTACAAATAGCTGGAACCCGGCAACTAACGGTGTTTCTGCTACGGCTGTTGACTGGCAAAACCTAATCAATGACGTAGCCGCAGCACTTACTCAGTCTTTAAGTGCGGACGGTCAAACGCCCATGACGGGAAACCTAAACGCTGGCAACAACAAAATAACCGGATTGGCAGCGGGGTCTGCGACGGGTGATTCACTACGTTGGGAACAGCTTTTCAGCCAAGGACAGCCTGCTAACTTGGCGAGTGCCGCCACTACGGACATTGGCGCACAAAATACGGTACTACTCAACATTACCGGAATGACAAGCATAACGAGCTTCGGAACGAACTACAACGGGCCACGTTACCTTAGATTTGACGGAGTTCTGACCCTTACCCACAACGCGACAACTCTGATATTACCGGGTGGAGCAAATATAACCACGGCGGCGGGTGATAGTGCAATTGTAGTACCGAATGGAACGCCTGCTAATGGGTGGCGAGTAGTGGGGTATCAAAGAAATAGCGGGTCACTTTTTGCTTCTGGCGCTGGACAAACTACCGCAGCCTTAACGGATGCAGGGTTGAGGGGCGCAACATTAAGACTTTCTGATACCGGAAACTCAGTTGGAGCTGGCGGCGCTATTTTGTTTGCAAATGCGCAAAGTGATGCAGCCAATTCAGTAGGGTATGCCGCTATTAAAGGTTTATTAAGTGATGGCGGTAATAATACAAGTGGTGGAATAGCTTTTTCCACACGTAACGCAACAAGCGACATAGCATTAACTACGCGCATGACTATGAACCCTGACGGAAGTTTTGGGATTGGTGTTGTTCCAAGTGCTGGGCGTTTGCATGTTAGCCAAGGAACAGGCACGGCAATTTTTGGAACTACTGGTGGTGCTGGTGGTTATGGTGGAAGTTTTGAAAATACGGACGGCGGTACTACTAAGTTTGTGCGAGCGGCTGGCGCTGGAAGCAATGGCGTTTTTTCTGCTGGTGTTGGAGCTAATAGTTTTATGTTCTTATCAACAAGCGGGGATAGGACTAGTGTTATACCTGGCGGAACAACTTTACTTCCTGAGTTTCAATGTCGTGCATGGGTAAACTTTAACGGCACTGGCACTGTGGCAATTCGAGCTAGCGGTAATGTGTCAAGTATTACAGATAACGGGACAGGTGATTATACAGTTAATTTCACTACGTCAATGACTGACACGGATTATTGTGTGCTTGGAGCTACGCAACGTAACACATCAAATAATGCCACAGGCGTGCATATTAGTTGCAACACGCATTCGTCAGCTACTGCTAGAAGCACTGGGTCAGTTAGAGTGGTAACAAGCGTGGCCGCTTCTGGAGCAGAAGGTGGAACACCCATTGATGTTGAAGCTGTTAATGTTGCCATTTTCCGTTGAAAGAACAATATGAGCCAAGTGATTATCTACAAACAAGACAACAATGTATTGGCAATAGTGCGCCCCACTGAAGAAGCACTTGCTAAGTACGGTATTGAAGCTATTGCACTAAAAGACGTACCGGAAGGCAAGCCGTTCAAAATAATTGACGCTGCTGATATTCCTACAGACCGCACAGACCGCGCTTTTTGGACATGCGACGACGAAGATTTGACGGACGGAGTTGGAGCTGCGTGGAGTACATTCCCGGAGGTTACGCAATGAGCATTGTAAAAATAGACAAAACTCTTAACCAGCCCCCGCTTGCTGAAATCAAAGCAGCAAAATGGGAAGCCATCAAAGCCGAACGTGAAAGGCGCACATTGTCTGGCGGGTATCAGGCTGGCGGTAAATGGTTCCACTCTGACCTTATCAGTCGTAATCAGCAACTCGGCCTCAACGAAATAAACGGCTCGATTCCTCCAGGTATTATGTGGAGTACGATGGACGGGTCATCTATTGAAATGACTTGGGCTTTGGCGCAACAGATTTTAGCGGCTACATTACAAAGTGATCGGGCTATATTTGACGCAGCAAAAGCGCACAAAGTAGCTATGGAAGCAAGCGCAGACCCGGCAAACTACGACTTTAGTGGCGGTTGGCCTTCAATGTACGGTGAATAATGAAGATCGCTTTTATCTATGGGAAAAAGCCCAGTAGCACGCTGACCAAGATATTCACCGGGTCAAGTTGCTATCACGTAGGCTTCACTGACGGCGTGAAGTTTTGGGACATGCACCTAATCCGTAGGCGTAGATTGTGGTCTATTTACAACGACAAGAAAACCGTTTTAATCGAAGCGCCCGTATCTATAACCGCTGAATATCTTGACCACAAACTCGACACTGACGAAGCCAGATACGGAGTGATTGATTACATACTATTTGGTCTGAGACCTATTTACCATCTTTTCGGGAAAAGTACCCGTAATGCCGGGGGCGTGATTTGTTCTGACATGGTTGTTGACGATTTGAATGCAAACGGCTGGCGTTACACTTTCAAGGAAGTGCCTAGTCCGGCAGATATAGAATTGGCATTGGGCGGTAAAAAAGATTTGATTGGGAATTGAAATGGAAACAATACAGCCGCCTAGAGTTAATTTGATACGCTACGAGGTGCCGCTAACCTGGTTGATTGGCGGGTGCGGCTGTATCGCGTCGGCCTTATTTTATGCAGGATGGCAGGCGGCAGACTTAAAAACGCAGTTAGAAAGCGCGGTGAGGTTAGGTAAAGAAGTCATGCAAAAACAGGAAGCCATGAATCAAGATTTGATGAATTTGAAAGTCAAAGATCAATTGATTGATGCAAAAATTTTGCAGCTCGAGCAACGTGTAGCGAAGGTGGAAAAATGACTTATTTGATTAGCTTTTTTATTGTTGCTGGCGTTATGACACACCCCGTAGTGACTGTTCACGGCTCACAACAAACCTGCGAACTAGCCAAGGCAAAACTGTTAAAAGACATGCCCAAAGAGTACAAGCTCGTGGCTTCTTGTATAGACAGATGATAGTCACGCTCAAACGTGGACAGAGTACAGAGCAAGGTACGTTCGGACGTTTGTTGTTTGGCGGCAACACATTGCACACAATTGAATTGCCGTGGCGGGAAAATCAAAGACGGGTAAGCTGCATTCCGGTCGGCACGTATGAATGCGCTTTAGTCAATAGCCCCCGATTCGGGCGAGTTTACGGCGTGAGAAATGTACCAGGCAGAGACCATATCTTAATACATGCGTCGAATCTTGCCGGGGATGTGAATAAGGGGTGGGTCACGCAATTACACGGCTGCATAGCGCCGTGCGAGAGACTAGGCGCAATCAAGATACCGGACGGGCGCATGCAACGCGCTGGACTTGTTTCACGCCCTGCTTTGCGTAAATTGATGGATTGGGCGGGTGGTAAGCCGTTTACTTTGGAGGTGATATGTTAAGCGCAATTTTAGCGATTCTGGGGTCGAGTACTGTCGGTAGTTTGATTGGTGGCATATTCGCTTTCCTGAACAAAAAAGCCGACATTGAGATCAAAAAACTTGACCAAGCCCACGAGCTAGAACTAAGAAAAGAAGATAGAGAACTAGCCAAAGTCGAAGCCGAGGGCAGGTTGCAGGTGGCCGTCGCAGAGGCAGAGGGCAGCATAGAATCAGCCAGAATGACGGCTATCGGACAAGCGCACCAAGCGGATAACTTGGACGCTGAGACGGTTAAAAGCGCTGGCGGTTGGGCATGGTTGCTAATACTCACGGACGCTTTCCGGCGCATGATACGCCCTAGCCTGACGCTGTTATTGGTAGGCATGGCGCTATACCTGAACTGGCTGTTAGTCGAGAGACTAGGCGCGGGATGGGAAACCTTGAGCATTGACCAAAGATATGACGCTGCAATGCAGGCCTTTGCGTGGCTTACCGGGCAAGCTTCGGCTGTACTCGGTTACTGGTTTGTCAGTAGAGGGCAAAGCAAGTAAACTGACGTTGTTTCATCTCCTGGCTGGCCTGTCCAGCAATTCGCCCGGCCTAGT